TAAAGAAGTTAACTTATTATTAGAACAAACAAAATAACCACCAACTTTTTGTGGTGCTCCTTCTAAAGAAGTTAACTTATTATTAGAACAGTCAAAATCACCACCAACTTCTTGTGGTGCTCCTTCTAAAGAAGTTAACTGATTATGAGAACAATAAAAACTATCGCCAACTTCTTGTGGAGAACCTTCTAAAGAAGTTAACTGATTATTATAACAATAAAAACTACCTTTTACATATTTAAATTTAACCGGTAATTTAGTTAAATCAACATCACCATCAGAAGAATAAGTACCATCAGAATTTCTAACACAATTAGAAAGTCTTCTTTGAAGAATTTCTTCTTGTGAAATAGGTTTAAATAAAGAATCAAATTGTGAAGAAGAAATAGACATTTAATTCCAAATAAAATTAAGGGGACCTAGTTTTGGAGAATCCCTTCCAACAGGTCATCCTAACCACTAGGTCCCCTTAAAGGACATTTTACAACTCAAATTATTTATGATCCAACAATCGTACCGATATTAGTAATCGTTCCAGTACAGAACATACCGGCATTAACAACCTTGAAACCACACGAACTATAGAAGCCCTTCTGAGCCATAAGATCAGAAGTCACCAGAGTAGGCGTAGTAAACAAAGGAATGTACGGACAAGCAACAAATCCTGCCATCAAGTAATTATCACCACGATAACCCATAGTATAGGAATCATCATTCTTAAACGGATTAAGGATCACGTCCCTACCATCAAGAGTACCAATCTTAACAGGTCCGGAAACAGGTTTCTTGGTCATATCACCGGTTGGTTTGAAGTTACCCTCAAGCTGCTGAATGACACGAGCAACGTTAAGACCAGCAATAATAAACGTAGCGTTTGCACGTAACGTCTTCTTGATAATGTTGGTATTACCTTCATACATCCTATCAAGAAACTCTCGTTTCTTCCAAACCCACTCTTGACCGGACTGAATCTTAGCATTCCAATTGGTAATAGCAGTAGCAGCACCAGTACCTGCGGCAGCTTCATCAATCATATCAAGACCAACCTGATCAATGGTGAACTTAACCTCGTTACCAAGATATTTGGTAACTTCGTTCTCAAGATTCATACCATGAGCCTTCATCAAATCCAAAGCAGCACCGATACTGTATTTGGACCTTACTGGAAAGTCAACAGCAGTAACAGTGGACTGTGAAACTGAGAAATCAACCTCAGGTACACCATCCTTATTACCATAAGTATCCTCAGGAAGGTCATACTGATAGTAATAAGTAATCAGAGCATCTGCAGATCCTAAACCAGTAAACGTAATGGTATAAGTACCATCAGCACTAATAGTACCAGTTCCAGTAATACCAGTTCCAGTAACAGCACCAGAAGAAGTTGATGTACCAATAGTATTACCATTAGAATCCTTGATCACGATCTGATCCATAAGGATGATACCAGGGGCATACGCAAGAGTTGCAGTAACAGTACCATCACCAGTAGCAATAGTCTCACCAGCAGAAATAGCCATAGCGTATCTACGACCACCTTCTGTAGTATTATGACCAGTCTTGGAATGGATTAAAGAATCACCAGCGGTAACTGAACCCTTTGTAGTTCCGGCCTTAACATCAAAATAGAACACAGCAGCAATACGCCGATCTATAGCCTGAATCAAAGCAACATCATTTAAGGCTAACGAAGGAAGCAACGCCGCAATCACGGGAAGCTGAATTCCTAAGAAACTGATGTTATCCTCAGTAGTTTCCTCAAACAATCTAGCTCTATTTCTCATCCCACCCTGGATAAGAGCGTTCTCCATACAAATGGCAATATTACGCTTCTCAAATTCATTAAGCTCTCTATTTTCCTTCTCCTTTAAACCTTCATTTACAGCCTCAATAAAATCACTCCAAGCAGCAACCATTTGATCAGTATGCTCAAATATTGCCTGCATCCGCTTTGCAACCATTTCCTGATAAGTCATGACATTTCTCCTTAACTTAAAAACCTTTTACTAAAGACTTAACACTCTCTTTAATATAGGTCTTTCTATTTTCTTCTTTCCGTTCATTTTCACTAACTGATTTTGTTTCCTCAATTACTTCGATCGTCTTAGCTCCATTGCCGTGAAGTGCACGGACACGCATAGCATCAACAATCCTATCAAAAGATTCATCAACGTCTGCAATTGAATCACATTCCTCTAGAAGTGCTAGAGAAGAATTATTCAATTTCAAACCGGAATCTTTAACTTTCCTATCAACATATTCTTTCAAAAACTTATGATAAGCCAACTCTTCAGCACTCTTAATATCAGTTGACTTTGATTCATTAAGTTCGGTAATGCTCTTATCTTTAACTTCCAAAAGCTTCTTATGTTTATTAATCTCTCCTTTGAGCATGTCAGTGAGAGCTTTTAATTTTAAATTTAAACCTTCAACAATAGACTTACCACCACCAACAAGCTTCCTATAAGTATTAACTTCAACCTTTAATGCCCTATTAGATGCAACAACCAACCGTGATTCCTCAATAACAACATCACGTTCTGCACGAGTAGAAGCTTCTTTAACTTTTAATTCAACAATTTCCTTATGTAAATTAGAAACTGATTCTTTAGTTTCAGCTTTATTTATCTCTTTATCTAATAAATCAATTGTGTCATTAATTCCTTTTTCATGGGTTTTATCAACAACACCTTTTAATTTAGCATTTTCCCAATACTTCTTAAGCTCTTTTAATTTATTGATATCAGTTGCCTCATTTACTTTTGCCTCTCCTAATTCTTCATCTTTAATTTCCGGTTCAACAACTTCCTCTTCAGTAGAAGGAACTTCCGGAACAGAAGGAGGATTAACAGGAGCAATAGCCTGAACCGAACCGGCATTTTGAACGACATTCTTTTTAGTAACAGAAACACTTCCATTATCCGCAACAGAAATTGAAGCATCATCTGTTTCAATATTAGTAGTTATGGATTCCAAAATAGCAGTAACAAATTTCTTTTCATTAGCATTTAATGCTTCATTATTGGCTTCAGTCTGAATTTTTCCACGAAGCATTTCAATGCTTTTAGCAGCCATATTAGCAGTAGAAGGATTGGACGTGAAATCCGTAGTTATATAATCATAACTTTCTGGAATAACATCATAAATCTTCTGTCCATCCTCTTCAGCTTCCTTTAATTCTCCTTCAGCACGAGTTGAAACCCCAACACCACAACCAGCACGAAGAAGTTCATTAATAACACGACCAGCAGGAGTATTTAAAACATCAAATTTCTGATAAACACGACCATCACTATCATCAATTTTAAATTCAGTAACAACATGAGAAGTTAACTGAAGATCCGACTGAGTACCGGCAGGATGCTCACCCTGGCCAAACAAACTACGCTTCTCAAGCTTCTCTTTAATTTCTGGTTTGGAAAGCACACATTCCCAGACCTTTTTACTATATCTACGCTTATTTGCATTTAATTTATCAACATTGCAAATCGGGAAAACACAACGACACAATACACCAGGAGGTAAAGTTTCTGACTCAATTAAATTTGGTTTTTCTATATTAGATTCAATAATCGGTATTTTGGATTTTTTCATAATTTAAACCTATCATATATTTAATTATCTATAATCCTCTACTAAAGAAAAAAATGTATAATTATTGTGTTTAGTCCTATTTAAAATTATCTAGAAGTTTTATAGCCATTTTCTTTAGCCCATAATTCAGCTTCTTCAGGAGTTTTATATGCACAAAATCTATGACCATAATAATCAAGAAGAACAAACATTCCATCCAATTGCTTTTTAATAGCTAATATTTCACCAGGATCACCTATTGCTTCTTCCACATCTTTTCTTGTTACCATCTCAGGATTTTCAAGAAGATTTTCCTCTCTCAATTTTGCAAGCAATCTATTTTCAAGTTCTTCTCTAAACTCATCAGGACCATTAAAAAATTCATCTTTGATCTTATGTCCCCAACCCCCATCACTCATTATATTTGATAACATATCAAGAGCTTCAACATTATTTATTAATTTCTCTTCTCCATAATTATCCATCCAACCTTTAATTACTCGCTTTATCATCCTTTCGTATTTTCTATCAAGAGTAGCTTCATCAACAACTTTATCTTTATCACCAGGTTCAATACACATCATATTATAATCAGTAATTGTTGGACAATCAACAAATGACGAAATAGAATTAATGGTTTTTTTAACAATTTTATTCATTTGATCCCAAGTATATTTTTTCCCACAACTAAGATCAAAGGTAACCACAATTTCATATTTGTACATATTTGTTTTAGCCTCATCAACAACTACACATCTATCTGTTGGTGCATTATATTCACAACTCTTTAATAATTCATCACCTTTATATAATTTGGCGGGAGTCTTTAATTCAGCCATTCTATTAAATCCATGTTGTGCAGAATTTAAATCATCATAAACCTTTTCCTTTTGATTCCCTTGAGAATCAATGTAAACTATTTTATATTCACTTTCATCTTCAAGAAGCTTCTTTTCTTGAGTTTTTTCATCATCTTTATTAAAATCTGAAAGTTTACCCTCTTCAACTTTCTTGACATTAGTAGGTGTTTTTCCTGGATTTTGCTTTAAAGCTTTATTTTTTGCATCAAACTTACTATCTGCTTCAACTTCTATTTGATCCCCATCACTGAAAATAACAACATATTTACCATAATCAACATTTCTAACATCAGAACCAATTCCTGTTCTAATATCATACGATTCATTTACCTTATTTAATGTTCTTTTTAAAATATCATCAAACTTCATATTTCACCATAAGTAAAATGCTACTCAACCAGTTTCAATTGTGTTCATTACTTTTCAACTTTAACCTTTAATTAATTTCTTATATTCATCACTATCCATCAAATTAAGAACCTTTTTTGTAAACACTTTTAAATTATTCATATCAAATTTGGCTTCCTTTACACCACAAACATCAGTAATAAATTCATTTGAAAAACCAAATTCAATACCATTAATACAAATCATTTTCATATTTGCTGGTCCATTTTCCTTAACTGACACAACAAATTTATTTCCTTTGTGTTCAACTTCTATTGACTCAGAAGCATTTTCTTCCTGTTTGGGTTTAAGGGCCTCATCCTCTTTTGGTGCTTTTTTAGCAGCTTTCTTTTCAGCCTTAGCTGCTTCTTTCTCATCCTCCTTGGCTTTAGCAGCCTTATATTTATCCTTAGCCTTATTGTATTTATCAATATCCTTCTGAGCCTTTTTCTTTAATTTATCCTTCTTCTTCTCTTTAGCCCTTACAGATTTACTAACTTTTTCATCAACCTTTTCAGCTTTAGCAGCATTAAATTCAGCAATAGCTTCCTTTGCCTCTTTATAAGCAGCAGCCACAGACTCTTTTGTCTCTTCTCCTTCTTCATCCTTTTCCTCAGCAGCTTCCTCTTCTGGAGTTTCCTCGGCCTCATGAACAAGAGGTTCATAAAGATAAGTCATAAACAAATCCTTCTCAATCATAACATCCAAATCTCGAATGGCACGAAGAATTACTTGAGTAGAATTAGTTATGTCTAGATCATCAGATTCTTTAGCAGACCAAACTTGTTTATCCTCTTGATCTTTAATTACAACATCCTCTAAAACATTTTCCCCCTTGAAAACAGGTTCAATTGAATAACTAATATCACCATCATTATTTACACCGAATAACATCTTCTTAGTTATTTGTGGAACTTCTTCTTTAGCCTCACCTTCAGCTTCTTCCTCTCCACCATCTAAATCTGAACCCATACCAGGATAGGCAGCAACATCCTTATCTCCAGCAGGAACATCTGCAGACATTTCGCCATCTGCGTCACCACCAACTTCTTCATCTCCACCTTCTTCAGCAGGATCTTCCTCATCTTCATCATCTAATTTAAGTTCTTCATCATCCTCTTCAACCAACTTCTTCCTTTGAGCTTCCTCACCATCCTTATTGAAATCAGGAGCTATACCCTCTTCAAGTTCATCTTTATCTTCAATTCCAACTAAAGTATTAACAATTTCCGGAACTTCTTCATAATTAAAACCAAATATATGTTGTGTAAGATTGTCTGGAGACCAGTATGCTTTATTACCTTTATACTTTATAGTAACGGTATTTTCATCAACTTTATCCTCTTTATGTTTCATTAAGTCTGGGATTAATTCTGGAAATTTCTTATAATCAGCAGCAGCAAAATATTTCATTAAATCATTAAATTTCCATGTTTTAGAATCCTTTCCCTTAGAAATAACAACATCCTTATTGAAATCAGGAGCTATACCCTCTTCAAGTTCTAACTCAAAACTAATCTTATTTTCCTTAAGCCATGTTGACTCTGTAACTTCAATTTTTGGAAAAGCCTTCTTAACAGCCTTTTTAACAGCATTCTTTAAAGAAGACAAAGAACCTTTATACCAAGACGGAGCAGAACTGTATTGAGCAGATCTAGAAAGGGCATTACGAGCATGACCTATATCACCAATAGGAAAATGGTCCTTATCATCCTTTACTTTTGGGCTGTCGGAAGGAAATACACACTTACCACGATTTCTAACACCAGCCTTAGGATCCTTCTTAGCTTCATCTACAGATTCATTAGTATCGGATGGAAAACTCTTTTCCAATTCCTCTGCATTTTCTTTTCTCACAGCCCTCATTACCTCTTCTTCTTGTTTATCATTAAGATCCATAAATTTCTTCTTAAACATTTTCATAGCCATTTTATTATATGGAATTATGGATGTTTTTCTATTCCATCTCTTTTCAGCCTCATTAGTTTCTTCCTTCTTTTCACTTATTTCAACTTTTTTATTCTTATTAATATGTATAGTTTTCTTATCTTCATCCACAAGTTCATAATCTTTAGACTCAACCAAATCGGAAAGTTTAATATACTTTCCATTTATAGCAGTAATACTGGATTCATTAGCTTCCTTCAAAGGAAGAATACGGTTCTGCTTAATATCCTTTAAGAACATGTTATCAAGAAGAGGATGACCACTAGGACCAACAGTCCAACCAAGATTACGCCAAGTTCCATTACCAATAGAACTCATAGTAGTAGACTCAACAAGTTTCTTCTTCCGATCAACCAAATAACTAAAAAGATCACGACTCATAACCATCACTCCTTATATAAATCAAATTAAAAACCAAAAATACTACCACGTTGAACATTATATGTTTGTAAAACATTATCTGCATTTGAAGGATTTGATCCAAGCCTTTCATATACAGCAACAACATATAAATGACCTGCAGGAAGTAAATCCGGAATGGGAATTGGATATTGTCCAGTTTCATCATTTTCTGTTAATTCAGTTACACTATCATCCCATGTAGTAGTTAAAGACAATACGCCAGTAACAGAATTAAATATTTCATCAGTATCAGCCTCTATATGTCTTACATAATATACCTTACTAGTGTGACCACCGGAATCAAACAATATTCTATCAATTGCAGTCATATTATCCTCTAATAATTAACCACCAATAAATATTCCACCAACTGATCCAGTAGTACCTTCAGGATCATCAGACCCAGCAAGATATGGAGAAGTTGGAAGTTTAGCATCAATAGCATCAGTAACGGTTTTAATATCAGTTACATTTTCTTCAAGTTCGGATCCTGCTCCTTCTTCAACCACAATTGTACTTGCTGCATAATTAGTAGTAACCGCACCTTCAATAGCTTCAACTTTAAAAACTAATCCTTCAAGACCATGTGCTACAGCTACAGTATAATCTGCATAATATTGACCGATAGTTCCAACCGGTTTAGTAACAACACTTAGGTTAACACTACGATCCACACCAGAATTATTCTCAACGGTAATAACAGGATTAGCATCAAGATCTTCAGCTTGATGTAGTTCATTATAAGCATAAACCCAAATTCTATACGCAATACTTGAAGCTTGCATTCTAGTCATTGGAGATGGAAGAATGATTCTAACCCGCATAGACTGAGTAATAGACTCAATATCCGCCTTTGACGCAACAAGTCCACTAATATTTAACCAATCAATAAGTGCTGCTCTTGCATTTGTCCACACGATATTACTAAGTGCCGTTCCAGCTTGTGCAGCAGTTTTAGCAGCATCGTAATCACCGATTAATGTATATCCTGTCTTAGTAGAAACATCAGTAACAGTTGGAATTACTGCTGCTGTATGTGTAGTGCCACCGAGCAAAACCTTACTATCAGTGTGCAAAATTGGTATCCCTGACGCTGCAGATGCTACTTGGAAGGCATCAACAACACCTTTTCCGGCAACTGCATTTACCGTTGCAGAAACTGATACCTGTATTCTATCACCAGCTACATATCCAGCAGGAACAGTTCCAGTAATCTTATATCTACCTGTATCAATATTAACAACAGTTAAAACAAAAGCATCATCATCAACTCCATTCTTAGTTGCAGTTGCTATAGGATCACCGGTAGCATTAGCAGCAGCACCAGTGTCAAATCTTGCTGTAGTAAACTCCCCATAGTATGAATCACCAGGTCTATAAAATTGCATTCTAAACTCCTCTAACAATTGGGGAACCAAGTACTGCACCACCACCACCAGACACTAACGAACCAGTAAATTCAGTACCAAGTTCTCCAAAACCGACTCCATTCTCAACCTGGGCTTCTGTAGGAAGCTCAAGTGTTCCGGTCTGAGCAGATCCAGTTTCACCGTAAATCACACCATCCCTGACATCTCCAGTTGCAGGAAAGTCAGCCATGTATGATGTGTAAAGCTTTCCAGGATAATCAGCAAGAAGTACTCTTGCACCATCATCAGACATATCTATTGCTGTCCAATCGGCTCCAACATCGCCCCTAGGTTGTAACTCAACCCACGTTCCCGCCGCTCCCTGACTTTCACTAATATATGCACGAGAATCATGTATAGCACACAATATTTGGCCGTCGGCACTGCATGAAACACCATCCCAAGCTTTGTTTTCATTAACACCTGTTGGACGTATTTCTGTCCAAGTGCTACCTGTATTTGTGGAAAGCCAAACTCTATATCCACTTTCACATGCTATAATAACGGAACCATCTGCACTACATTTAACATCTCTCCAATTGCCTCCCCCTCCTGTATTATTTGCGTCTTTAACTGCCCAATTGACTCCTGAATTTACCGATATACAAAAATGTCCGCCCCTCGTTCCCGGATTAGCTCCGACTACAATAACTGATCCATCAGAATCGCAACAAGCACAATTCCACGTAATATTACTAGCCCCGGCAGGTTGCACTTCACCCCAATTTACACATGAATCTGTTGATAACCACAATCTTCCACCATATATGCCTGCTATTACAACTGACCCGTCTTCATCTATTCCAAGTGCCTGCCAATTTTTATCGGCATCTCCGGCAGGAATCTCTTCTACCCATGTAACTCCTGAATCTGCACAAGAGTATAATCGACCATCACCCACACAGGCCACAAAAAAACTTCCATCAGAATCACAACATACCCTTGTCCACCCCAGATCAACTGCTCCACCTGGTTGTCTTTCAGTTCCAGTTTGTCCGTAATCATGCGATGTCCATAAACGTCCGCCAGCTATGCCTGCAATAAACGCAGATCCATCAGAATCCATCCCAATTGATCTCCATTGCTTAGTCGTGAATTCTCTTTGTGTCCAAGCACGTCCCATTAAAACACCCAATATTAAATTATAATAACATTGGACATGATATTACTCATGTCCATTAAATATTACTAAATTATTAGAAACCTTCTGGTTCACCACCAACAGCAGCTAGGATTGCATCACATTTAGCACCAATAGCATTAACTGCACCCTGCAAAGCATCAACCTTAAAATCCAAAGCAATGATTCTAGCATTAGCTTCATTTGCTTTAGCACCAATAGCATCAACATTCCACGCACCAACACTATACGGCTCATAAGAAACACCAGTTCCATCAGCCTTATGCGACCGAACTCGCCACTCACCATCGGCATCAGGAGTAAAAGTGCCAACATACAGTCCTGACTCTTCCTCAAGCAGAGGGACGCTAGAAACCAGAGCATCTGAGGGATTGTAGACATCCCCAACCACACCAGTTAACCCGGTTTGGGCATTTGCAGCCACATACCTAATTTGAATTGCTTCATTAATTTTAAAATTTTTCTGTGCCATAATATAACCCCCTACTTCTTAAGAATGTATACTAAACCTGAACACACTAACGAAAATATTGATGTAATAAACGCTTTAACTATATTACTTTTTAGTGTAACATGCTCTTGGATATGACCATCTAATTTTTTATCAATAGCATCCAACTTAGTATCCAACCTAATTAAAAGATCATGATCTGAAGCTGGAAATACTTCATTTGCCATTACTTAATCTTTCTATAATATTTAATAAATACTTAATTTCTCGTCTTTGTGCTTCATTTTCAAACTTTGAGTATTTAATACAAATTCTGATCCAAATCAAAACATCTTCAACATTATTAAATGAAACTAATTTATCCTTTAATTCAAAATTTTTATCTATTAAAGATACTATTTCCTTCAATATAAGAAAAATTTTATTTACATCAATTTGATTATTTATATCTTTAATTTCCATTTTATCTACTTATAAACACACCAGATGAATTATTATATCCTGAATCACCAAGGAATGTTGAATCAACAACTAAAAATGAAGAAACTTGAGCTTTCTTTCCATTTTCATAAAATACTCCAACATACTTACCCAAAAATTCAAAGTTATATTCTAAAAAATAAACACCTTCTTCAAATTCATCTAAATATAACCCTATTCTATCCACCAAATTGGGGAATACCATCTCAACAGTTACTAGTATCCCACCATTAAATCCTTTAGATTTATAGAATACTTTATTAACTCCAGGTTTAAATATATCAACCATTTAAACATTTAGCAAACCAATTTATACTACCATTGGAGGACTGGAAACTTCCAAACTATCAATATCGGACTGAATACTATCAACAACAGCCTTTACTGCAACAACATCACCATCTAAATTAGCAAGATCAGCAGCTTTAGCAACAGTAGCATCTTTAGCTACAGTAGAATCCTTTGCTACGGTGGCATCTTTAGCTACAGTAGAATCCTTGGCAACAGTAGCATCTTTAGCTACAGTAGAATCCTTCGCCATTGCTTGACCAATCTCATGAATATTCCACGATCCACAAGAATGTGCAATAATAACTTTACCTTTACCAGTACCATCATTAATCTGAATTAACCATTCTCCATCTGCGTCTGGTACATATGATCCAACATAACGACCAGTAGCCCCAATTTCAGTTAATACAACATCTGGAAAATTAACTAAATCCTTAGCACCAGTTTCATCAAAAATTTCCGCCACAGGAGCTAATCCGGTAACAGCATTAGGAGCCTGATACCTAATCGCAATAGCAGCACCAAGTTTAAAATTCTTTTCATTAGCCATAAAATCTTCTCCTTATATTATCTGTATATGAATATGATTCTTCTATATATAGAAAAATTAATACAGAGAGAATTTAGTATTGTAAGAGTTATACAACTATTGGACTTGAAGAAAAATTACATTGAAATGGTGGAGAAGGAGGACCATATTTTACTTGCCAAGCTTCTGGAGTTATTATATTCAATTCTTCAATAACTGAAGATAATAAACTTCTATCATGGAAAACAAGTATAGCGTGGCCAGTATATTGAGTATCATCTTCATTTAATATTATATTGTAAAAACCCGGAGCACCGGAAAGATCAACAAAGGAATGACCCGATAAACTAACAACAGAATTGGGTTTTATTAAAAATCTATAATTAAAGCTATCTAATGTTAAACCAATAATCGGTTCACTTCTGAAACTCCTGACAAACATTCCAACTTTAACTACAGTCTGTGTTGATTGACAAACATCCGTCATAAATCAAATCCTAAAAATCTGCAGATCCTCAGGAAAACTAATGCGGTCATCTATTTAAACCTAATTATCTTAGGCATACTCATTTTGCAAGGATAATAATAACTATCACCAAATTTATGAAACTTAATTCCAATTGTACGTTTGTCAACTTTGAAATACATAGTCTTTGTCTTCATTTAATCCCTTTCCAAGGTAGAAAATTCACAATCGGAATGATTTTCACGCAAATATTCTAAATACGCATCCCTATCACCGGCATATTTAAATGCAGCTATATCATCATATTGATAAACTATTATATATTTTAATTTTTCCATACTACTCCTGAGGGGATTCGAACCCGCTATCTCAGCCTTGAAGGGGCTGAATCCTTGGACCATTAGAAGACAGGAGCTTATTTTCTATACGCTTTTTGGAATAAATCATCGAACCAAACCTCTGGCGATGCTTTCTTATTATTAGCAGAAACCAAAACCCAATTTCCAACATCAACTCTAATTTCTTCTTTTACATTACCTGTCTTATCAATTATCCAAGTAGTAATTAAAAACCATGGACCTTTATCATCAACATTTATTGTACAACTTTCAACACTAATTAAATAATTAATTTGATCACTACTTTTCTGACTCCCATCAAACCGGATTGCTCGTACAAAAGGATGCCATAATTCTGAAGGCATTTTCTTCTTTAGCTTAAACTTCCTTGCTCTAATCATAATCTAGGTAGAAGGATTTGAACCTTCGATCTCGTGGTCCCAAACCACGCGGAGTACCAAACTTTCCTATACCTAGTTCAAAACCCAACTTGGAGATCTTTCGATTGATCCAGTTGGGAGAAAATCAAACAACATTAAATGTTATAAATGGTATAATTCCGAAACAATTCTTCTTGAAACAGCAATTTTCACAACCGGCATTAACTAAATGTCTGCCAAAGCATGGATTATTATTTTCTTTAATCTGTATGAATCTTACCAATTCAGTCAAACTTAAACCATCAGGATTAATCCCTAAACTAGAAGCTTTTCGTTTAATATCTTCAAGCTCCATGGATACATCCTTAAATATCACATACTAATTCCTTATGAATTCCAATTGAAAGAAAAATTCGATCCATTAAAACCTAAATCCATATTATCACTGGAATAACTACAAATGCAACCACCACAAAATAATACACCGGTAACAATCAAAATCTTAATTAAACGAATCATAATTACTCCATTATTTTTAAAATTTCATTATATAAATTTAAATAATAAATTTTACCACTTTTACATTTTCCATCATTTTTAAAAAAACAACCTTCACAATGCCAACCTTTTGGGCATTTAATACCAAATATCCTTACATGATTTTCCTCATATTTACGCCGATTCACCGGCCTTGGATCATCCGTTTTTCCACAACCATCAGTAGCTCTAACCATTTATTTTTCTCCAAAATACGCCGATGAAGGGACTCAAACCCTCGACACACGGATTAGAAATCCGTTACTCTATCCAACTGAGCTACATCAGCTTACTTACAACCAAATATAACAAACGTTCCCCAAACAGCCAAACCAAGATCAATCAAAGCTGCAATTCTGTATGCTGGGTGAATTTTATTCCATGGGGAAATCAATAATTTTCCAAAACAAATAATATAAGAAATAAAAGCAATAGCAAAAACAATTGTTGATACTACAACAAAATTAATCATACAATCAACCTTTCATATTATCCAACAATATTATCCATTTCAGGATGCAGGTCTTTATTTTGATGTTCTTCACAAATATCATTAAAATACTTCCATTGTCTATTAACACGACACATAGCTACCTGAACAAGAACATTATCAGGAAACCATAAGGCACAATTCCTGCAATTCTTCTTACACTCTTCCGTCATACCCATCTCTTAATTGTAGTTCTAGCATAGAAAAGATCATTTCTTATGAAAAACGATCCTTGACAACTAAAATTAATATCAGGAAACCATCCTTCCGGACAAACTTTAACAACTATTTTAGCAGCTTTATCTTTACTACAATATTCAGGAACTATAAATTCAAACGGCTTATGTTCCATCTTCTTTCCAATAATATCAAGATGAAAAACTTCAGCCTCACAATCTGTGTGTCCAAGCCTGGATAAAACTTGACATGTTTGTTTTGTATTTAATTTTGCTTTAAGGAAAGTAACAGAAGATTTATTATCATAAACTTCAATTGACATTCCATCATCATTAAACAAAATTGTAATCTTTGGATCTTTAAGCTTCATTTAAGAGCCTTTCAATATATTCCTAATCTCGAACAAACTGGTTTCATTTGTAATTACACCATCATTAAACACTTCAACCAATTCTCCTGTCTTCTCCAATTCTGGAGTAACATTATCAATCAAAACCAATCGTCCACAATCATCACGCTTGACACAAAGCAATCCTCTAGCTGACTTCTTTTCACCACTATCAGTCACAGGATCCTTAAACAGTGTCTTAGATTCACCATTGACTTCAGCATAGGTTGCCTTCATAGCAAATCCAAACGTGTCTCTTGTGTTATACTGATAGGTATAACTACCAATACCTAATACACACTGAGAGGCAAATCCCTTCTCTTCAAGACCTTTACAGATCTTATCAGCACGATCTAGAGTAATTGCGTCACCATAAATTACTCCAATATGAGAATCAAGAAGTCTGAATCCAGATCTGGTGTATGTACCACCAAACACGTCCCATAACAACTGAACAACACCAGCATTAATATTAGGATTGGACGATCCGGAATCACCACACAAAATATCAACTGGATTACCACTATCCGGACGAATTACAACCTTTCCATTCCTATTAAGAACTTCATTCTTTAATGTACGCATGTAATCAGTGCAAACCTTCCACAAATTCCACGTATCGGAAACTATTGAAACTATCCCATTCGGATAAACCTCGGTTATCAACCTTCTATAGGTTTCCAATTCATTGAAATCTCCACCACAGGACATTACGCTATGCTCCGTAGCCGGAACACTACCACCAACCAATTCCTTTGTAACATCTGCACAATAGTATTCCTCAAGTGCAACAATGGCCGGAATTGTATCAGTACCAGAGAACGACAGAAGGTGACCCATACCTGATAACAATGCACTCTCAGGAGATCCCATTCCACGGAAGCTGAAATCGTGACCCTGCCATTGAACAAATTCTTTAGGAATACCAGTCAATTCAGCATGACCATCAAGAAGCTTCTTATATTGATGTGCAATTGTGGCTGATGTGCAAGCCTGCCATAAACAAGACGATAGCATTGTCTCAATGAAATTAGGAAGCCAATAAAACTCAGGTTTCGTATTAGTAACAGTTAAACAGGGAACACCAATAGGAACCAATGTTCCCTCAGGAAGAGCTTTGATACTAAGTGGAAGATATCCACACCTATAAAGTTGTCGTATATGATCATACGTAGGAAGATCTACACCAAGTGAGTTCTTAACAATGCGACTATATGACTTAACGGCCAACTCTTCACTCAGGCAGAAGAAATTCTCCGAAAAGATCCGTTGCAGATACTCCTTAAGGAAATATTGAAGTCCAAAGAAAACAACCTTATTGACTCCTTCCATACGGGATCTTCTCGGAGTAAAATTTGAATAAACCTTGGTTGTACCTTTTGGATATTGGAACACATGACCAACCTTATAAAAGTCTGCAAGCAACAACGGATTAATCCTCATACCAATCCTCCTTCAAAGAATATGTATAAACAAGCGGATTTCCACCAAAACCATTCGACCAGTATGAATAACTATTACTGGTTATGATTTCATCTATCTTTCCACTAAACACACTAAATCCCTTTGAGAAGATTCCATGGGAAACAATCAATGTAAGATGAGAAGGTTTAATCTGATCAGCAATAGCAAGAAATGTTCCACCACCATCACATATATCATCAACTATAACACAAATACGACCTTCACACCGCTTTGGGTCATCAACAACAAGAGTTATTCTCCCTGTTTCAATATCCCGCTGCTTTGTACATGTTACATATTCAACAAAACTGCTATTCCAGCTACACACAATCGGAAGCTTCTTATAAGCACCAGAATCAGGACAGATAACAATTGCTCCTGGTCTATGATATTTTTCAACCAAATATTTATTTTCAATATTATGAAGCCTACCAATCATCTTACTTGCTGCATCACTATGAACATCAAAAACCACAACACGAATAAATCCACAACTATTTATAACTTCAGCCACAACCTCAAGATCAACACTATGTCCAGGAATCTGAAGCCTATCAGATCTTGCACCCATCAAATAAGGAACGCATAATTCAATCTTTTCTACTCCATCATGTCGTAAAGCATTAACCATAGCAGACATAATAAATAGTTCATTTGGATTCCTAATTGACATAACCAAACGAACGGATGTAACAAAAACTTTGGGCTTTACACTAACATGGGGCTGTCCATCAGGATAAATTAAAATTTTAAAATCATCTTTTGTAAGTGTAATCATTTTTATCCATCACTTAATAATATTAAAATTTAAACTTTTTATTAACTTATTAAAAATTCATCAATTCCTGTAGCAGGAGAACCATTTACTTTACCACTATATTTTACAAAAAAGTGATTTCTTTAATATTCAAGATATGTAGTTCTTAACGTTTGTAGTGGTTATAATATTTTAATTAATTCTCACGGTCATGAAAATAAAATCGAAAGTCCGATAATATTAAAATTTAAACTTTCCGGAATCATCAATAAATAATTCTTTTCCACAAGCATCACAATAAAGAAAATGATTTAAATCATCTTCTACTTCATCCCATAGATGCATTCCACGCTTACAATTAATCCTCTTCCAAAACCAACGAATAATCCAAAGACCAAAAACTTTAGGATAAGTAATACCAATCTGACAAATTCCACCATACCACGAATCATCAATTAAGACTCGTCCACACTTCTTACATGACTTAAGTCCTAAAAATTTATGCCACATAATTATCAATCTAATCAACTTCATTATTACTATCCTTACGCATAAAATCCTTCTTAACTTTCTTTGACTTATTCTTACGAACCTTTGTATACTTCTTAGAAAGTTTAAATTTTTCACCTTTCTTATTAATATTTGCATTTAATTCGTTAATAAATGTTTCCGCAGCACCAGTAACCTTCATAATATTATTGGATGTATCAACAGTACTTGTAGTTAACGTACTATAAACATGATTAACTTTGTGATCAGCTAATTCACGTCTAATAGAACCAAGCCTTTTATATAATTCATTAATACAACCATCAATACGCTTAATATCACTATAAACTGTAAGAATATCCGTTAGATCATCATCATACATTCTCATATCAATCTTAAGTATCTCAATTTTATCATTAAGATAAGAAACAACAGCAAGCAAAACCCCGACAAAAATTGTTAACACAAAAACCATAATTATCATATTAAATCCTCCAAAAGTTAAACTGACCTTAATATTTTTATTATACAAACACGAAACTTATTTAATACTATCTAAAAATTCTTTAACCACATCTAAAGATCTATTGGCATTTTCATATCCGACATTCCAATGTCTTGGGATAAGAAATCCTTTACCATCGTTTATATTCCAATCAACAACATTCTTCTCTTTATCATCTATTAAAATTTTATCCGGACTAGCAATACATCCTTTTGGACATTTAGCAAATATAACATGATCTATTAATTCAGTTGGACCATCCTCAATCCATTTCATCTTTCCGGCAATAACTTGGTCAACCGGATCAACATCAGTTCCAGTCAACAAAAAGACATTATCTAAACCAAACTTTTGAATAATTAATTCATAAATACTATTTCCATCGTGCATCCAACCTAAATTGGCCCAAAACTCCTTCTTAATTATTGCCTCATGATAATCACTTCCTGTAGCACCGGATATTTCTTTATGGAAATTCCAGTAATTTTTTGTAAAAGGATAATTCAGATATGAGTATGATTTCACTCCAAAAGCCTTACATACTCCACCAACAAAATCAACTAATACACCGTCCATGTCCAGAAAACAAGTATATTTATTCATTAATTTACTCCAGAATTTATTAATTCAAAAACGTCTTTGGAAGCCATATATAAACCATTTTTAATGACTTGTTTTAAACAATTGGTAACAGTATCAAGTTTTGAAGTTCCAATATTTAAACAGGCAACCTTTCCATCCGGACAACATATTGTTAACCAATACATATTATCAATAAACTCAATTTTCATTGTATTAATAAACTGTTTATTTTCAACCACCAATTCGTTCCTCGGTAAAATCAGATAAATTTCCAAAAGTCTTTATAAATCTTTTCTGTGATTCTATAGCTTTTTCAGTAATGGAATCATGACCAATACTTATATTCCAAAACAAATTAACATCATTTGCTTCAGCTTCATTTAATTCCGTAAACTCTATCTTATCTTTTTCCATTACAATAAGTCCTTAAAAGGACCACAATGAATTGGACAATCCCCAGAGTACCAAAACACTATACCATCTTTAGTTGGAATTCCTTGTCCATAATTATTATCCATAACTGGGCATTTACACCTTAAAACTATGGCCTCAGGAGATCCAGGATTAGGAACAGCGTTTGAAGTTGAATCTTTATTCATTCTTTTCCTCATGAACAGTTAAAACTTGTTCAATAATTTCTTGAATTTCAGTATATGAAGAAAGACCATTTTCTCTAATAGCCTTATCCATAGCATTAGAAATTGAATCAACCAAATCCTCCTTTTCAACACCACATAAAACTTTATATTCACTCATTTTTATCTTTCTCCCCGAATTTCTCAAGGGATTTACACAAAATAGTGTATTGATAATATGACCAAATACCAGCCACAAATGAAAGTAAGCATAAAGTAATAATTGTTCGTAAATTAGTTTCAATAATTTCATACATTATAAGTTTTCCTTATTACTTAACATCCTCTGTTCCTTCTATCTTTTCCTCTTCAAATTTCTTTCCATGCACTGGACAAATCGGAGCACCTTTTTCTTCAAATAATGTACGTTTTACCTGAATTACATAATCACATTCAGGACAACAAGCCTTAAGTGTTTTCTTAATGGGTTTATTAACTGGCTTTCCCTTCAGATTAAGTGATTTATGTGGATACTCACCTAAAGTTTTAGCTATTGCTTCCAATTCTGTTAAAAGGTCAGGACCGGCCTCAGTTGAGGTAGCCTTTCCTTCCAACCCAATTATTTTCATTGCTTTCTGAAACGGCTTTTTATGACTATGTTCTATTCCAATTGAAATATGAAGTAATTCATGCACTAAAGTAGAAAGAACACCCATTGAACTAGCAACAATACATAAACGAGGACTAATAAAAACTTCAAACACACCACCATCAGACTGATCATTTGACCAACACTCACCAACACTTTTTGCAATTGCCTTACTAGGCCAACCACAAGACACCGAAATATTGGTAGGTAATTCAAGTCCCTTACGATTAAATAAATTTGATAATTCAACTACGGCTTTATTTAACCACTCTTCTCTATTCATCATATTCTCCAATAAGTTGACTAATATAAGAACTTATAGCTAAATCAGCTTCTTCTTTTGTATCATACGGACCAAGTCTATCACACCAAACTTCGTCCCAAAACCACCACTTACCTTCAAATTGATGTACCGGATCAGGAGCTTTATTGGCTACAATATCTTTCAAATATTGTTCTTCATTTAATATTAAACATGAAATAAGTATCCAAATCTTAGGATCAAAAACATAACTCATCATCCAATGACTTAAACTTTGACAATCTCCAGAAATTTGATCATTTTTCTTTAAATAAAGATATAGTTCACTACAAGCTATTTCCCATTGATAACGTTCAAATTTTTTTCTTAATTCAAAAGCCACAGATTCAAAAGAATCCTGAATTGGAGATGAAACTGTACATCCTTCATTATCAGTTATTGACTCTAATTTCTTACCACATTTAGAACATTTAATATAATCAACAGCTTGCATAAATCCAAACCATTTATAAATGTATTCCGGAGAATGAAACCATGGATTAGTATTTATAAACTGACCGACCAAATGACGAAAATCATCTTCATTATCAAATGATTTAAGTCCGGATTTAATTAGTTCATTATTATCCATTCTTTTCCTCAAACATCTTCTTAAAATGATCACGCTCACGCCTGGTAGCTTCAAGATCAAACTGTTGATATTTTATAAAAGTTTGAAGATTTAAAATACTTTCCTCAAGCGTATCAATAGCTTTAGTAAGATCAGTAACGGAATTACTTAATTTTAAATTATTTGGTTCTTTATAACCATTATGTCCACTACACATTATTACTCCTAAGAAATATAAGGTTTATCCTCTCTAACACAAACTTTTTCCATGTCCAATCATGCATTAATAATATTATACTTACAAGTTAAACATCTTTCATCACAAATAATATCATCTTCATTAAATTCCATTTAATTATTATCCTCCGGATCACCAACTTCTTCATCCATTTGCTTGGACGTAAATTCTAAAAATTCTTCCGATTTATGTTTTAAAGCTATCCAATGCCCTTCATCATTCTGAAACCAAAAAACAAATCCTTCAAAAAGAGTATCATAATCTAAACTAGACCGAAAACTTCCTTCTTGTGAAATCTGAACAAAATTTATAAACGTCATACTCTTACAAATTTCTCGAATACCAGCAGCATCGGAAAAATTTCGTTCATGTGTGGGAACAACCATTCCTAACTCACGAGCACGAGCATAAACCTGTTCACGATCAAGATCGTAGCACTTACCGTCTAGAGTTGTAATAGTTACTCGATAAAGCAACACTTTATATTCACCAATACGACAGCCATAATCAAAGCCCTTTTGAATTTGGCTTTGACCATCATAACCAAAAATTTCATAATAAATCTGTTCACCCATACGAAGATGATCTGCAACCCGATCTTCAACCTCATGACGAATAACATTAGCATGTCCAGTAATACTATCAACACGACGAGTACCACTTACAATCTTCCATTCCTCCTTTGGAATCCAAAACTTCCAAAATGGTCGATTGTTCTTAACAAGAACATAACCAGTACGACCTGAAGTTCCATGAATCTTTTCTTCAATATAAACCACACGTTGTTTATCACCGAACCGATAAAGGTTACGCATTACCTGTTTAGTATCCAAATGTTGCCAGAAATTTTCAATAATGAAACGAACTTTCTTCTTTTTCTTTTTATTTCTTAGTCCGGGTGCTCCTGGCATATTATGAGGAATAATATACTTGGAACAAATTTCAACCTGGTTTACATGTATAAATTCCAAACCTTCAACAAAATCAATAACACCCATTCCATCAGCAGGGGCATCCGGAATATTAAAAACCGATTCAATTGGAGCTACAAATCCATTGGATATTGATTCACGCAACTTTACAGTACGAACCTTCCCAGACTTAGGAAAATAACCTTTAGCTTTAGGATCAAGATTTAAACCCGAACATGAAGACAGATTATTGTATTTAATATAATCAGGACTTAAACATAGATTAGAATCAAAATAAATTACTAAATCTCCTTCCTTCATGTCCAACCCAACAATAACTTGTGTTCCTAAAACAGTTGCTAACTGAAGTCGATCCGCATTTGGATGTTTACGAACATTTTGAAGTTTAACAACTATGGCATTATTAGTTTCTGATTTAGTAAACATCACTTACTCCTATTTATCAAACAACCAATAAATACAGAAAAACAAAAACCACAAGCCATAGCATTTAACCAACGTGTTGGATTATCAATTACAAACAAACCATTAATTATTGAAAAAATTAAGTTAAACCACATAATTTCTCCTAATATAATTATACAGCGAAAGTTATTCCTTTAATTGATACCACATGAACTTTAGTATCACCGGACAATATTTCCTTAATTCCACAAGAATCATCATCACGAGTTCCACCACCAATATAAACTACATGATATTCAATAACTTTCCCACCTTCAACTACAGTAGAAAAAATCGTATAAACTCGTGCATTATCCTTATCATAATCTTCGGCCAAAATAAAATACTTAAACTGAGGAAGATCATTCAACAATTTAGTCTCAATATAATGAATCATCTTAGTTTTCATATTTCCTCCAAAGAAATGGATTTCCACCAGTCAGGATCTTCTTCATCATCCCACAAAACTGGAGTCCAAGACATTTCATCAGTAGTATGAATTAAATTACCAATTACAATTCCTTCTCTTCCAGCCTTTTCCCAATCTTTCTTTATTCTAACACGTCTGCTGGTTTGGAATTAGGAGTATACCAAGCATTTCTATGATTAACTGCAGTATCAAAAGCATTCAAGCACATAACTAGATATTTAGCAAGAATGAAATCCGGTGTATTACTTCCATTTTCCATTGAATTCTTATTTATTAATTGTTGCAACTCTTTTCGAAAGCTGATATTATTCATAATTAAGCCTTTATATCAACAAACTGACCCAATCCTAAATGATTTCTACCACCAGCATCAATACACAATCCATGACCATTAAGATGATCAACATTATATTCACAAGGCCAACCAAAATTTATGACACGCCTTACCTCAACGTGTTTAACAAACTTATTACCACCTTCATCAAAAGCCGTAACATCGGGAAGATTTAACATTAATTAACTCCAATAAAATCAAGATAATAAGCTAATCCAATTAAACACAAAATTATTATACAAAAGGCAATAATTATTACTAATACCGAGCCAAAATTATAATTTATAAGTTTTATTAATTTATTTTTCATTAAAATACGTCCTATGGCAAAAGCATAACGGCCAAACCTTGTCGTTCACTATTTTGTGAATAATAAAATAAAATATATTTACGTCCGTCATAGTTAATAGTCTTTATATTAACTTGACTATCATTATCAAATTCTCTACCGGGTAAAAGTTCCTTTATATTAACTTGACTATCATTATCAAATTCTCTACCGGGTAAAAGTTCCTTTATAGTATTTGGTTCATGTTCACTTGTATCTAATAAATCATTAACATCTTCAATTTGTTGCTCTTCACAAATCCAATTATCAGCCAAAATTTCAAAATCCTTAATATCAACCTTTCCATCATGATTTAAATCATTTACATCCCACACACCAACAAGATTTGAATCTGTGGTAGGAGGATTGGATTGTACACAAAATATATTTGGTAAATTCATCAAAATAGTAACTATAATACCAACAACCATACAACAATATAAGGATTTATTTTTCATATTCATTTTCCATTAACATCTTGAAGAATTCTTGTGCCTGTTTAAGTAAAGTAGCATTATACCACTTGATATACCCAGTAATCTCTGAATGAAGATCCTGAAATTTAAGCGGTTCAATATTATATTCTGGCTTATTCTTCACTCTGTACCTTTAACAAAAGATCCATTACAATATCCAAAGCTTTATCAGTTTCAAGTTTAATATCATTCATCCTTACACGCTGTCCAGAACATGCATCATTAGCAATATGCTCAAGAGAAGCTTGAAGAATCACCAAATTATTAATCAATATCCAATTATTCATAATTTAATTATACAATTAAAGAACTTATTTAATACTCCAACATGCAGTACATGAATTACATTTATATATTATATCTTTACCATCTCTATAAATAACCTTGGAATCAGAATGATTACAATTGACTACATTTTCTGGAAGTGTATCAGTGCCCTTACCAAGGAAACGATGTTGTGCTTTTTCTTCAGCTTCAAGATCCCTATTATTGGCCTTATCCTTTGTAAATCCATCAGGATAACGAGCCTTTAACTTAGCCACATTTAAATCAATTATATCACCAATAGTTAAACCACACTGATCTATAATCATCATTAAATAAAACAAACAGTCTCCTGCTTCATCGGCAACTTTCTTCTTATCAAACTTACGACCGTAAATAAGATGCTTTTTAACTAAATCCATCAACTCACCGGATTCGGTAATAACACCCATGATTCCGTGAAACATTAGAAAATCCAAATCCTCTGAAAGATCGTCAGAATTTAAATCATACCTAGTACGATCTTCCCTTTGCTGTTGAAGAGAACGAACAAATTCAGCATATTCTTTAAACTTTATATTAAGGTCAGACATATTCATAAGCCTTATAGATAAGCACAACAGCAACAAATACAAAAACTATAATAAAGAACCAACCAAAGAACTTATCAACCTTTTCATTTTCTTCATCACATGAATGACTCATTATTTAATCTCCTCCTTACCAGGGAATTGAATAATCTTAGGTTCAGCACGATCATCATCAGGACCATCCTTATCAACTACTTCCCCATCAACATTAACAGCCTTCTTAGGATATTCCGTTTCTGTAGTAGATTCAACTTTATTTTCAAATTCAGCATTAAATTCATTAAACCCAAGCAATCCTTTAACATCATTAATTGTCTTAGCAACTAAAATTTGATCACCACCAATACTAATAGCCGTTCCCTGAATCAAGGCAGGTGTTCCATCGTTACATCTGACACTACTTGGAAGCTGAACTGGCCTTAATGAAGTAACCTTATCAACAACAATTGTAGTTATCATATGACCAATAGAAATTCCCTGTCCATTTTGTGAAATAAGAGTTTCTTCAATATCAATAGTTCGTGTCATAATTTAATCTCCTAAAGCCAAAGCTTCAATAAACCAATCAACATTAGTTATATCAAGAAAAATGTGATTATTATCATGTAGCTCAATAATTACCAACTCCCTTAAAACTTCCTTTTCCTTATTACCAGTTTTTCCTTCTTCATAATCAGGATCATCCTTATCAATTATATTAGTAATCATTGTATCTATAAAGAAAGTCTTAACCATTTCAGGATCAAGCCAACGCCTACGAGTTTTAAACTCTCCAAAAAGTTCTCCCTCATAAATACAATCAGTATGAACCTCTTCTATTTCAATATATTTTGCCATTTAAGACCTCCGCTTAAATATAACATAAACAATCATTTAAGACCTTCTACTTTTATTAAATTCATCAACTATAATAACACCAACAGTAAACCAACTAAATAATGCCGATAAAGTACCAGCCATAATAATAAGAACAAATTTCAGCCTTATTCCATCAGTTTTAATACTATAATTTTCATCAATCCGCTTACAAATATAACAGCTTCCCATTCCGGCGGCAAGCATTGAACCAATTAAATAAGCAGTAAACATTTAATTTCTCCTATTTCTTAATCGGAAACAAACTCATATTAAGTCCTTTAACCGAATTCTCCCCAACACTAGGAAGTTTATTAGCAACAGGAATTTTTACACCTTTAAAACTTACATATTTCTTCCATCTACCTTTTTCATCTCGCGGCCAATTCTTCATCTCATACTTCATTGTACAACTAAGATTCTTCCTGTCTTTATCTGTAAAGTTAACATTAATAATAGGAAGCTTCCTATAAAGATCCTTCATTAACTCATCAACATTGGTAAATTTCTTTGACTCTCCATTTATACAACCATTCCAAGCGTAAACCGGTCTGTTAAGAAGTCCAGTTTTTACCTCCCAAGCATAAATCAAATCACCTTTCTTAACAGAGAGATACGGAGGATCATCAGAATCATAATAATTTGATCCTTTATATGATCCTTTATATGTTCCCATGAAAAACTTTTTTACACCAACAATTTGACCAACAATAGATTCAGTTAATTCAATCTTCGTTGGAACACGAATATTTCCAACATAATCCATTTCCATTAAAGATGTAACTACAACCCAATCACCAATTTCAAATTCATTAAAATCAAAATTTGTCTTTAACTTAGACATTTTTTCTCCTAACTATTACTTCATAATCCTCATCATCAATTTTAATTGGTAAATTTAAATAATCTGCACCCATTCGTCTGCAATACTTAGTATTAAGTCCTGCCATAAAATCTTTATATTCCTGTGTCCTCTCATAAAACGGATTATATTTAAGTCCAACATGAGCATACCTAATCAAATGACCAATAATCCAAGCCAAAGACTTTTCTTCAACTTTAATAGTATCATATTTTCCATCATTTACTATTTTAAATTGTACATTTTTACCCCTTATCTTATCATGGGCTTTAATATAACTATTCTTCCAAATCTTCCATTTCACGGAAAATAGTGGATATGGATTAACTATTTGTGAACCATAAAAGGTATTTGCATAATAAGATCCTAATCCATCCAAATAAGTAAACTTACTACAATCAGTATCATCTTGGGCCTTTCCTTGGCTTTCCTTGGCCACTTTACCACTATGAGGTAATCTGATAGAGTAACAATATTTCTTATCAAATCTAAATTTACCTTTAGTATTATCAAACTGTCCTCTATCATCCGTAATAATTATATAATTTAAAATATCATCCATAATAGTTCCACCATCTAAAATATCAACCACAAAAATATTAAATTGATCTTCATATACCAAACCCCAATGACCTGGTGCTGAAAATTTAACTTCTCCGTCATCAATCTTACGAAAAATCTTCACAGGAGGATAAACATCTTGATAGGTATAAGTCTTGGTTTTATCCTTACAATCATTACATTTATACTCATAATTTTCATTATTCATTTTTAACTCTCCATCTAAAGTTAATTGTTTTTAATAAATATGTACCTACTAGGCTTAATATCAATATGCTTTCCATATAAATAATGATCTGTGTCAGTTTCAACTTCATCTAATAGATACATTTAAACTCCATTAATTGGATAAGTTGTTCCATATTAGAACAATGGACAAATAACAATCTTAAGAGCATAAAAAATATTAGATATGTGTTCTCCAGGACCACTATGACTATCAACAATGTTACCACACATCTTAAGCAAAGCTTCTGCCTCTTTTCCAGATAATGTTAAAGTAACCATATAATCCAAATCAGTTCTTGTTGCCTTTGCCATTTATTCTTCACTCCATGTATTTAATTATATAATTCTTTAGACAACTGATTATACAACCAAGGGAGAAGATAAGAATATCGCAGGTCAGATTTAGGATGTTCACATTCAATACAAACATGGGTAATTAAAGATGAAATCATCTTGATCTTAGTGAACTTATTGGTACATCCACCATGTTGAACTTCAATAATAGTTTTATAAATGGACTTCCCTTCAAGCTTATGTATTAATTCATCAAGAAGCTGTTCCTGAGTAGGAAACACGTCCAGAACTTCTTTACAAGAATCATAATCCCCTTCTTCATAAAGCTGTTTAGCTGCATCAACATGGACTGAATACACCTTACCAAAGTATTTTTCTGCTATAATTAGGCGGTTTAATAGGCTTGATTGCTCTTCAGATAACATGTGTTCAGAACCTCTCATTATAAACATTAATTAAAAAAATTTAAACATAATTAATTGTAAATTAAATAATTAAACAAACATACGAAGAGATTCATTTTCCCAATTATATATAACTCCACAACGAATAAGAGTTAAAATATCTTCTTCAGATGCAACCTCTGCTAAATTAATACAATCTATTGAAAGATAAATTCCATAATGTTCTGCATTAGAAACAATATTTATTTTCCCCCGAACAAGCTGATCAAGAAGAAGAAATGCACATAAATCTGGACGATGATTTAGTGGATTTTCAACCCTATCAAACTTAGTATATTCATTATCAAATTTATTAAAGACTTCTTTAAGATTAAGCATTACTTTTTAACTCCTATTTTTATAAAACCAAGAAAATACCACTTATAAACACATCCGTGATAATTAAACATTGATGGATGTCAAAACCAATTCTTCCAAATTTGAATTGATAATCTACTATTAAACAACAAAAAATGATTTAATTTCCCTTTAATTATTAGGTTCTATATTATCAACATACCAATCTTGTTGTTCCAATTCAGTTTCATTTACTGAATGATCAAAAGGATTTTTACGAGCTTCTTCTGCAGTACAATTATCAGTTTCAATTTCTTTAATTATTATACATCTAACTGTTACAATCCACGATTGCTTCTTTTTCATTTAATCATCCTTATGTTTATTAGCTTTATTACACCTACTTTTACGTCTGTTCTTTAAACGATTTGTCTTATCAATATCTTCACCCTTTACATCAAAACGTATTTTTCTTGTCTTGAAAGGGCTTTTGACCCTTCGATTATGCTTTGCTACCAGATCAACATCAAAGACCCTTTTTACTATTGCGTCGGCTTCTTTGAAAGCTTCATCTGAGTAATTAACAACATCTTCCGGATTTTGATTATTAACTGACTTTGGACCACACATTACTACAACCTTTCACTTAATTAATAGCGTTAATTGACAAATAAAAGTCCTTATCATATGATAAATTTTTATTATATCCTCTGTGGATAATATTAACTTATTAACATACCAATGATAATTATACCATTTTACTTCCCACATTTTCTTAAATTTTCATTTAATATTAAACTTTGACCTTTTAATTATATAATTATTTAATTTTTTAATAAAAGGTATTTTTACCCCATAAGAAATAATAATCTGATAAATTTCTTATTAAGGTTTTAAATTTTTAATATTTAGATATATAATGAAGTATTAACTTGTACCTGATAATTCTTCCCTAATAAAGAATTATATGGGGTTAGGGTTAATGACTCGCTTAATAATTGGAGAGGCCAATTATCGAACCGATAATTCCAGACCCAATCCTGAGATCCTCCGAAGATTTCTGGAATTTACCTTACATCATTTTAATCAGATACTACCTTTTTTAGTCCTAAGGACAGCGACAAAAGGTTTGTTTATCATAACGCCTTCAAAAGCTTCCTTGCTACTATCATATATCATTGTCAAAGAACTTAAAAGAATTAGGGTGAAATTCGAACTCACATACTTTCCACTAGAATTGCTCTACCAATTGAGCTACCTAATTCAGGCGTTTGCATCGTCGAACTCGCCACTAAGCAGGTGACGCTTAAACTTAACAGTTGAGGAGTGGCATCCATCAACACTGTTAAGTCAAATATCATCAATCCTTTTGATTCAGAATCAAGATCCCATTTTTAAAAATGGCTCGTTCTTGTATGAATCACAAACTCCTCTAAATAAAGTATAACATATAAAAAGTATTTTGTCAAGTCCAAATTTTACAAAGAAGTGATTTCTTTAATATTCAAGATATGTAGTTCTTAACGTTTGTAACATCTTTAATGTTTAATATTGTTCCCACGACCTTGAGACGTATATTTAAAGTCCGATAATCTTAAAGTAGTGTTCATACAATCAAGAAAAATTAATGAAACTCTATTTTTTAACCGATTTATTCTTAAAAAACTTCTCAGCCTCTTTAAAAGCTTCTCCTTGTGTATTCCATTTGTTGCGTCCTAATTCATCAGTTACGGATTCAAAGTCTACTGTTGCATACCAATGTTTACCATTAGGCCATTTTGAAACCTTGATCCTATCTTCCTTCTCAGGAAAATGATCAAGTTCAATTTCTTTTTCTATTGAGAACAAATTCTGGCAACATCCACCATTTATATTTATATACCAACCATCTCGTTCTCCAAGATCCAGTGATATTTGTACCTTTGAACTTGCAATCATCATAATACCACAATATGTTGAGGCACTTTCAGCTTTAATATATGGATCTGATATTATTCTTTCAAAGGAGCTTTGTATTAATATTCCAGCTAGCTCTCTTGAAGTATCATCAATTAAAAGATACCAGGAAGCTTCAACTAGTTTATGTGCTTTTCCAAACACAAACTTCATTTAAATTACTCCAATATCCTTTAAGTATTGTGGAAACATAACGTCAACTGTGGTTTTATTATTTAAATTAGCCGGATAAATAATTTTTTGTTTATCAATAAATTCCGATTCCAAAAAATCAAAAAATGTTTGAACAACTTCTTTTTTCCCATATTTACTTGTATATTTTCTTAATTTATTGGCACAACTAGCAAAATGGATTCTTCCCATTCTATCAGGAACGTATTCTTTATTTCCAATAAGTCGTCCAAATCTCCTAATTATATCATCAACAAACTCAGGTTCTACCTCTCTTACATCCTCAGGTGCTCCTTTGGAAGTTTTATAGTTATCAATTATAAAGTTGTCAGGATGAAATCTTAACCATTTAAGTGGAGCATCCTTATAAGTTCCAGCTTTTACCGTAAGAAAAGTCGTTAATGACCATGCATGTGTCCACCAATATTCATCATTTAATAAAATTGTTGCATAATTATCAATAGCTGAACATATTTCTTCAACATTATACTTCTTAAGAGAATTAACTATAGCAAGAAGCATATCATCAGAAAGCTTAAGATGACTTTTCCAATTACCTTTTCCTTTATATTCATTCCAAAAATCAAATATAACTTGAATATCCTCTTCAGATAATTGCATGTCTAAAACCTCCAGATAGGGTTATTATACATTTGATATATCAATTTTAAACATTATCGGACTTTAGATATACGTCTCAAGGCTGTGAGAACAATATTAAATATTATCGGACTTTCAATATTATTCTCACGGTCATGAAAGTTAAATATAATATTATAACAACTACAAACGTTACAAACTACATATTCAAAATATATCAGGAAAGCTTCTTTTGTAAAATCTGGACTTGACAAAATACTTCTCATGTGTTATACTTTATTTAGAGGAATGATCCTCAATTGAAAGGATAAAACGATGAAGAAGACGTTTAAAAACCAAAAAAGTGAAATTGCTGAAATGTCAAAAAAGAAACAAGTATCAATCGGAATTCTTGTAGCATTAGAAATTAACAAAAGTTCTGTTGATCATTCTTTTGCTGATTGGGCAAACAATTGGATTTCCAACAAAGACAGGTCAGTTGAATTGGCAACAATGATTGCGGATGAAGCGTGTTTGTGTGGATTTGCTTCAAGACGAAGACCAGCATCATCTGAGGCTTGGTCGGCAAGATGTGCTTCAAATTTCATCAGATTTCCAGAAGAGTCAGTGATCAAATATGTTATCAGCATCATTGATATTGTTGAAGAAGAAATTAATGATGCTGATTATCAACGACATTTGGAACTTGATGAAATAATTTCAAAGGTTATCGGACTTTAAATTTTATTCTCACGGTCATGAAAATTAATTGAAAGGATAAAGATGTTTAAGAATAAGTTCGAACAGATCAAGTTCATTTTAGTGGACATTTTTGATTTTGGAAAGATCACAACTCCAATTAGTATTCAAATTGAACTTGTTGGAGCTGATTTCCGTGAACCATTTGATGAAACTAAGTTTTGTCGTGTTGTTCGGATCTTTGGAATCAGAATCATTACCATTCAAAACACCAAGTAGGAAGGGGTTCAGATGAATCGTTTGAAGAAGTGGTTTTTGAAAAGTCATTCCTGTAGTTGTTGTCGTAGTTCTTGTCTTGGTCGTCCAATTCCTGGACTCTATGACTGTTCAAAGACCTATGATTGGGAGCAGAATCATCCCATTCTCACGAAACTGTTTCTTTCACTTTAATTGGAGGATTTAGACAATGGCACATCAAGTAGAAACATTAATGTATGCTGGTTCAGTTCCTTGGCATGGTCTTGGTGTTGGTGTTGAAAAGGAGGTTACATCGGAAGCGGCTATCCGATTTGCCGGTTTGGATTGGGAGTGCTACAAGGAGAAAATTGGCGTCGTCAGCGATAAGTTGGTTGATGGAATTCCGGTTGTCAGTCAGATCATTGACGACAAGTTCGCTGTCGTTCGTAAGTCCGATAAGAAGTATCTTGGTACTGTTGGATCAGACTATACAATCATTAACAATGCTGACTGTTTCAACTTCCTGGACACCTTGATTGGTTCAGGCCAGGCCGTCTTCCATACTGCTGGAAGTCTTTTCGGAGGAAAGATTGTTTTTATTACTCTGAAGCTTCCCAAGGACTCCAAGGTAGGTGACGACAAGATCGAACAGTACGTTCTTCTTTCAACTTCCCATGATGGTACTAAGTCTTTGAACATCAAATGGACTCCTGTTCGTGTCGTCTGTGCCAACACGCTGAATGTTGCTCTTGGTAAGACGTTAACCGATTCCATCAATATTCGACATACTATCAACTTTGCTGACAAGGTTGAACAGGCAAGACAGGTCCTTGGGCTTGCAAGTCATTACTATGAAGCCATGGAGAAGCAGTACAACCAATTCCTCCAGACCAAGTTCACCAAGAATCAGATGATGAAGCTGTCCGAGCAGCTTTTCCCCTTCCGAGAAGATTTCAAGTCCAAGCCTATTCTCCTCAAGAGGGAAACGCTAGTTGGTCTATTTACGACTGGTAAGGGTAATGCTGCTGTTGCCGGTACTGCATGGGCAGCATTTAATGCAGCTACCGAATATGCTGATCACCGTAAGCAATTCATCGAGAATAATAACCGATCTAAGGAAGAAGCACGCCTTCAGTCCATTACAAATGGATCATCCGCTCGTTTTAAGCAGAAGGCTTATGACCTTCTATCGAATGTTGTAACTGTATAATTAAACGTGAACACTGTCTGGTACTTTTGGATGGGAGAGTAGGACCTGATAAGTCCTATTTTTCCCTTTTTAATCAAGAAAGGTAAATTATGAATGCAAGATTTCATCAGTTGTTGGCTAATGTGTTTTGTTCTGGAACTTACCTTCCTGATGAACTCATTGGTAATACAACAGAGAGGGAAAGGGCAATTGAACAGCTTCTCAAGCAGTATCCTGATATAGTAAGAAAGATCAACGAAGATAACAGGCCGGATTATCCTCCTGTTGGATAGAGGTAGATTATGTGGCTTTTAATTGATGACGAGCGTAGCTTCAACGTTGATGTAATTGCCAGAACCGCTGAAGCTGGAATGATGTTACTTGGTAACCATCATTGGAATTGTGTTATGATGGATCATGATCTAGGATCGGAGACAACTGGATATGATCTTATAATGTGGGCATTGAAGGAAGCAAGACTTCCAAAGAAGGTTCAGCTTGTTACTATGAATTCCGTTGGAAGAGATCGTATGAAAGCTGCTCTTTTATCTGCTAGATACGTTCAAAACGGTCCTAATTTTATTCTTGAATAGGAGAACAAATGAAGATTTGGACTTCAATTTTAATTTTTGTATTTGTTGGTCAGTTAGCATCGGCTAATACTGCCATTGTTCAATTTGATAGTATTAATACTGGAAAGATTGTTCAAATTTATAGTGGTGGTCATAATTGGGAAAGTGCTTATGCTGGAGTTTATAATCTTATAGTTGATGAAAAGAAGGTTACCGGAACTTGTGTTGATTTGGGTCAATGGGTCTCTTATTCTCCACAAAAATATGATGTAGTTAAGCTATCAAAAGTTCCAACTCCTGGTGATCCAATGGGACTTCTTAAGAGTTGGTATGTTGAAGAATTATATCAAAAGTTTTATAATCCAAAATGGAATATTAAAGAAAGTGAGGAAGCTGCAGCTTTTCAGTGTGCGGTATGGGAATTAATTTACGAAGATTATAATAAAGATCCTTCTTTGTATAATGTTTCTAAGGTTGGTTCTTATGAAAAGTCTGGGTTTGCTTGTAAGGGTATTAATTATAAATTAGCAAATGAGTGGCTTAGTGGATTGGAAGGTGATGAATATCCCTTTCGTAATTCCAAAATCATGGCCCTTTCCTCAGGAAACTTCCAAGATTATATTGCGGTTAATGTACCTGAACCAGCCACAATATTAATTCTTTGTATTGGATTTATGTTTTGTTTAGTTAAGAGGACATATGGTCGAAAATGACTTTGTGGTCAGTCAACGCGTGCAAGATGCTTTTTTGCTTCTGTGTATAACGGATCAAAAGTTTTTAAGTATATGTCGTAAGTCCATCTCCCCAAAGTATTTTTCTTCATCAGTTACAGAAGATTTAATCAAAATTTGTTATTCCTATTTTGATCAATTTGCAGTAGCACCTAATGATCATTTCCATGATGAAGTAGAACGTATTCTAAATAGTAAATCTGAACAGGAACAAGATCGGTATATTAAATATTTGGAACGACTTCAAACTATTACAATTCCAAATAAAGAATATGTAATAAGTAGAGTTAATAATTTTGTTCAAGCAAGAGAATTTGAACAAGCCGCCGTTAAATTTGCAGATTTAGCATCAAAGGGAGATTTTACCAAGGCTAAAGAGCTAATGCAAAAAGCTCTTAGATCCGGTATTAATAGTGTAAATGAAGGTATTGATTATTTTAGTCTTGAAACTCCGTCTTATTATGATGTTGAAGGTGAAGATGGAAAACGAAAATTTTTGATGCACTTTGGATTTGATATTATAGATAATAGATATCAACGTGGATGTTGTAGAACGGATCTATTGGGAGTTCTTGGATTTGGTAAAGGATGTAAGACTTGGACTCTTCAACATTTGGCAAGAGAAGCTCTTTATAATGGACACAACGTTTTATATTTTACACATGAAGTTTCAGCAGAAGATTTAGAGCAAAGATTTGATAAAATGTTTGGTGCAATGACTCAATATCCAGACATGAAATCAACTATCATAAGGACATTTGATGAAAATGGTGTTCAAATAGATGAAGAGCATGTTGCTATTGACTGTGTTTTTAATAAAGAAAAAACATTAGAAGCAAGAAAGAAAATTGGTAAATTTGGAGGAAAGCTTAGAATTAAGAAATATCCAATGGGAACAGCTACTATGGGAGAGTTAGAGCGTTACTTAGATGCTTCAGAAAGTTATGAAGGTTATATTCCTGATGTTATAATTAATGATTATCCTGAAAAAATGAAAATTGGTAGTGGTGATCATAGAAATGATGAAATTCATCAAATATTTATTGATTGTAAGCGTATTGCTGATGAACGCCATATCTTATGGATAAATGCAAGCCAAACAAATAGGGGTGGATATAATAAGAAAATTCCTGATGAAGGAGATACGGCTGAAGATATTAGAAAAATTGATACAGTTGATATGATGCTTGCTATAACACAAACCAAAAGACAAGCTAAACGAGATTTCCGTAATGCTTATGTACTTGCTAATAGACATGGTCCACAAAAATATGGTTGTACATTTTGGCAGTGTTTGGATATTGGACAACCAGTATTAAGCACATGGAATCTTAAAGTTGAAAAAGGAGATAATGAAGATGGTGAAGATGAAGGTTAATGTCTAATTTTTATAAAAATTTAAGTAAAAAAGAATTAGAATATGTCTTTAATGGAATCAAGTTTCCAATAAATCCACGATGGCATCAGTTGGTCTCCCTAGCTTTCGCAGCGGACAAACGAAGAATATTGATGGCTCACGGTGTTGGTACTGGAAAAACAATATCTGTTCTTCTTTGGAATCAAATACAAAAACATAAAAAAGTTCTTGTGGTTTGTCCACCACGTGCCTTTGGTCCTTGGAAACTGGATATTTATAAATTCAAAGGTTTATCCGTTGTATTTTTAACTGGAACACCTGAAGAGAGGCTGAAACTTTTAAAAGAAAAACATAATATCTATGTTTGTAATTATGAAGGTTTGAAATCTATTTTTTGTGATTTTGGGCTAATAAATTCAAAATCAAAACGTAGAGCATGGAAGTTAAATTTTTCAAAGTTGGATATATTTAGAAGTTTTGATTGTCTAGTTATTGATGAAGTTCATAGAGTAAATGATTATAATTCAATTCAATCAAATATATGCTTCGAATTATCAAAACGTGTACATTATGTTATTGGTGTAACAGGAACTCCGATTGATCGGTCAATGCTTGAATTATTTAATATAATGAAAGTAATTGATCTTGGAAGAAGTTTGGGTGGTAATTTCTTCTTTTATAGAGAAAAGTATTTTTATAAACATGGTTATGAATGGGAGCTTAAAACAGGAGCTAAGGAGGAAATTTTAAACAGAATTTCAGATGTTGTTATATACTTTGATAGAAAAGAATGTTTTGATCTTCCCAAAAATGATGAAATTGTTTGGGTAGTTGATCCGGAAGATGAATTTAATATAATTCAATCTTCAATAATTAAAAATGGATCTATTGAAATACAGGATGGTAATGTAAAAATTAAACTTAGTTCTATAAAAGCTAAAGGTGAAGTTCTAAGACAAATATCCTGTGGCTTCTTTTATTACACTATTAATAATCAAAGATATGCTCATAGGTTAAAAAATAACCCAAAAATTGAAGCACTTATTGATAAACTTAAAGATTTAAGTTGCAAAGTTATCGTATTTTTTAGATATACGGAAGAAGGAAATATAATAACTGAAGCATTAAATAAAAATAAGATACAACATGTTTTGGTCAGGGGTGGAGAACCAGATAATAATAAAAATATAGAAAAGTTCCAAAAAGATGAAAAGTGTAAAGTATTAATTGGTCAGATAAGTACATGCTCTGAATGTTGGGACGGAACTATTGCTAAAGTAGCAATTATGATGTCCCCAATTTCTAGTCCAAGAGTAAGGGAACAGTGTACTGGTAGAATAAATAGAAGTGGTCAAGACATGGAAACATTAACTTATTATTTTGTTATGAACGGATCAATAGATTTTAAAGTTTTAAGTAATAAAGAGAAGCGTCAATCATTTGTAAAAGATGTAGAAGATTTCCTAAGAGAACACGGTGGTGAAATATGAGAATACCTATAAAAGAAATTAAAGAATTAGCACAGAAATTAGGATTAACCCATTGTGTTGTGTTTGGAATAGATACTAAACAACAACACGTTGCTACATATGGTGACACAATTATTCATTGTGATCAAGCTGCTCACATTGGAAATAAATTCAAAGAGATTCTTGGTTGGAATGAAAATCTTCAAATTTGGCCTTCAAGGGTTAAGAAATTACAGATAAAAGTAAAGGAACTTGAAACAGAAAATAAAAGATTGAAAGAAGTAGCTGAATCATATAAAAATGCAATTGATAGATTAGGAATTGAATAAATGGAAATAAATTATCAATATAAAGATTTAATAATAAAAATTTTAACTGAACACGATATACCATATTGGGAAAGGGGTAAAAATGTTAGTATTGGTTTTATAGGTATTAAATGTCCAATGTGTAATGATCATAGTAATCATTGTGGTATTAATACATCTAACATGCTATTCTCCTGTTGGCTTTGTCACACTAAAGGTCATTTCGCTTATCTTTTAACAGTTCTTTTAGGCATTTCTAGATCCGAAGCTGAAAGTATGATTGTTGATGATGTATCATTCAAGGATTCTCCACAAGAGCTTATTTATAAAAAATTTCATACATTTGATGTAGAAGAAACAAGAATAATAAGTAAAATTTCTCTTCCTAGATGTTTTGAATTAATTGACGAAGAAATGGATTATCCTCTTCTTGATAAGTACCTTTTACGTAGAAAATATTCAAGAAGATTTGTTACATCAAGAAACTGTGGAGTATGTGGGGCGGGACCGTGGATGCATCGTTTAATTATTCCAATATATTTAAATGGTGAATTTGTGTCCTTCCAGGGTGCTGACTTAACCGGAAAAGCGAATTTAAAATATAAAAACGGAACAGAAAATACTAAAAGTCTTTTGTATAATTATGATGGAATAGAAGATGTAATGATAGTTACAGAAGGTGTTCTTGATGCTTGGCGTGCCGGAGATAACGCGGTATGTTCTTTTGGGACAAGTATAACGGATGATCAAAAACAGTTAATATTAAATAAAAATCTTAAACGTATTGTATTTTGTTGGGATAGTGATGCTTATTGGTTTGCAAAGCGGGAAGCTGAATATTTTAGACCGTTTATTGAAACTGTTGATGTTATAAAACTTCCTCCTGATGCAGATCCGGATGAAATGGAATCTAATGAATTAAAGAGGATACTATATGAAAAGAACTGATATTCAACGTTCAAGGGATATTGTTACAAATATGGAAGGTCAACCATTTGAAGTAAAATCTAAAATTATATCACAATTAATTAGGCGTGTTAGAAAATCCACTAAAGATTAATTACGTAATTATATGCTAAAAAGCAATGAAAATGAGGATTAATTATGGCAACTAAACCATTGGGAGTTGATTTCCTGTTTGTAAGGAAAATTGAAAGTACAGGCGAATGGGGAATATATAAGGGTTTAGGTAAAAATGGACTTTTGTTGCTAGTTTATCCAGATTTAAATGAGGCTGTTGTTGCTTCAGAAGAAATATCAAGGGTTATAAAAGTTAAAGTTCAAAAAGGTAATGAAATTCAATCCATTGTTTAAGGTTAAAATATGAAAGTAAATAGAGAAAAATTAATACGATGTTTGGAAGCTATTGAGTATTCAACAAAGAGTGCAAGACCAATTGTGTCGGGTGTTTTGTCCCAGTGTGTAATATTTAATAAGAATATTGTATACACAAATAATGGTAGCTTGAAAGTTGAATGTAAATTAGATACGGACATTAAAGCGGCTATAAAACTTGATAAATTTGCAAGTTTTATTAATTCCGTTAATATTGAAGAAATTGATATTGATATTATAAGAGATAAAGTAAAGGTTAAAGCTGGTGATATAAGTGCTACATTCTTAATTGTTGATGAAAGGGATAAGTCCACTGCTGATTTAACCTGTGATGTTGATATTTATCATGGCAATAATTACGAGTTCATTGTTGCTGTTAAAGAATGTTCTGGAATAATCAAAAATAAATTCGTTGGAGCATCTTCATCTATTTGTGGTGTAATAGTAGATCCTGTTGGCGGTTATTGTTATTCATCCGATACGTTTAGGATAATGAGACATAAGTTAAATTCAGAAATTACAAAAGATAAGAAAATTGGATTTTCAATTCCAGTAAAGTTTGTTGATATACTATGGAAATATAAAGTTGATGTTGAAGAAATTTATACTAATGATGATAGAAGTATTATTCAGTTAAAGACAAAATCCGGAATGACGTTTACTTCTGTATTAATTAATAAGAATATTCAGGATTTAAGTAAATATTTCAATAATGATGGACCAAGTTTTATAATTAAATGTGAAAATCTTTCTGATATAATAAATCGTCATAAATCTATAAATGATGCCTCTAATGCTGAAAATACAAGCGGACTAGGTAAAATTAAAGGAACCATTTTTAATATTAATAAAGGCAATATGACTTTAAAAACTATTTTTTCAAATGAATGTGTAATAGATGAAAATGTTAGTATAGAAAATACTGGAGAAGAATTCTTCTTCGCTTTAGATGCTTCATATTTGAATTTGAATTTAGTTGGAAATGGAATCCAAATTTATACCAAGGATGGATTGATAAAGATAGCTAATGGTTATTTAGAGTGTTTAATACTTATTAGTAAAATAAATTAGGGGATATAATGCAAGAACAAAACGGACAAATTACTGAAATAATACATTAACAGTTTATGAAAATGGAATGTGATAAATATTTTAATATAATAAAAATTGGAGATGTTTTCAAAGCGTGATGGATCTACAATTCGTGGAAAATAAATGAGTGAACTTGAACAATTTCAACAGAAAGCTTTTTTCTTTGCTGCTGATGAAATAGTAAAGAAGAAATCTACCCAATCACCCAAAAAGGCAGTGATATACGACTGTGATACCTGTGGGCTATGTAACAAATGTAGAAGTCCAAAAATGAAGCGATTTGGAAGAGGACGCAAAAGAATATTAGTCATAGGTCAATGCCCCGGAAAAACAGAGGATGAAAGAGGAATTCCGTTTGTTGGTGGATCCGGATATTTTGCACGTCATCAATTAGATATCTTTGGAATAGATCTTGATAATGATTGTGTTCGCACCAATGTGCTCCGCTGCTACCCTGGGAAAGATCCAGTAACCCATCATGATAGAGATCCATCCCCAAAAGAAATAATGTGCTGCAGATCAAACCTTCTTAAAGATATTGAGGAAGTTAATCCCGAATTCATATTGTGTTTTGGAACACAGGCAATTCAAGCCATACTTAAACCTAAATCCATACCTTCACCTTCAGCATCATTAGCTCATGGTTTAGTATTTCCTAGTCATGAATACAATTGTTGGGTTGGATGTTTATTTCATCCTTCTCATATACTTCATAATAATGAGGGAAATGGTGTAGATCATACTAATGTATTTTCCAATGATTTAGCTAGAGTTTTGTCAGTTTATGGTTCACCACTTCCAAAATCATTTGATAAATCCGGAAATAAATTAATACTTAATGCTGATGAAGCTATTACATTTATTAATGAAATGTCTAAATCTATTAAACCTGTTGCACTTGATTATGAAACACAGAATTTAAATCCATATGATAAAGATTCAAGAATATTAACTGCACAATTATCAAATGATATTAATTTTGGAACATGTATTCCAATTGATTATATTGATCCAATAACACAAAAAAGTCCATATGGTAATAGGCTTGAAGAAGTTAAAAAGGCATTTACGGATTTTATAACAAGTTCTGCACCAAAGGTTATTCAAAATTTAAATATGGAATGGTGTTGGACACATGGGGTATTTGGTGTAGAGATAGTTAATTTTATTCATGATACAATGATTACTGAGCATGTCATCAATTGTAGTATGGGGACTACTGGACTTAAATTTCAAGTCTATAGGGCTTATGGCCATGAATATGATATTGGTGATAAGTCTAAAATGGGAAAACTTAATATAAATGAATATTCTGAATATGCTTGTTATGATTCAAGATATACCTTAGCACAATATTATAATCAATTGGAAATTTTAAAGGAAGATCAAAAATTATTAGATTTTTCAAAATTTTGGAATAAAAATGCTGTTGTTCTTGCAAGAATGAAGCAAACTGGTGTTTGTATTAATATAAATGAATTGAATTCCCTTAAAATCAAATATAAAGAAGAAGCTGAAAGAATAATTAAAGAATTATCAGAATTAAAAATAGTAAAAGAATATGAAATTGATTCCGGAAAGATATTTAATATTAATGCAACAGCACAAATAGGATCAATTTTATTTGATAAGTGTAAAGTTCCATGTTTTATAAAAACCGGTGGAGGAAAAAATTCAACTAGTGCTGAATCTCTTCAAGAATCTTATGGACATATTAAAAATAAAGATGCAAAAGAATTTATTGATAAAGTATTTAGATATAGAAAAATAGCAGGATCATCTGGAATTATTACAAAATTAGATTTATATGAAAAATGCAGATTTCCTGATGGGAAAATTCATTCTAATTATAATTTAAATGTAGTTCCAACATATAGATCTTCTGCTGATAATCCTCCAATTCAGGCTGTATTTAAACATGATAAGGAGATGATGACATTTAGGAGGATTGTTGAATCAAGTCCAGGAAATGTATTTCTAGAAGGTGATTATAGTGGTTTGGAACTTAGTATTAATGCCATGTCTTCCAGGGATAAAGAATTAATTAGACAATTAAATGAAGGAATTGATCCGCATAAAAGATGGACAGCTAGATTATATCAAATATCAGTAGATGAAGTAACAAAAGATCAAAGATATGGTGGTAAAAATGGTTTTGTGTTTGCTTCAATTTACGGCTCAAAACCAAATGCAATAGCTAAATATGAATCTTTTATTAATGATGGAATAACTAAAAAACACATAGAAAAAACACAGGATGAATTTTTTGCCGAATATATTGATATTTATAAATGGCAAAAAAATATAGTTAAATTTTATAATGAACATGGATACTTCCGTGGATTAACCGGATTTAAACGTCCTGGAATTCTTAGTGTTTATGATTTGTATAATAATCCTATTCAAGGCTGTTTAAATGGTAATTGTAAAATATTAACTAAGGAAGATGGTTATAAATCAATAAAAGACTGTGTTGGAAAAAGACATGTTTGGAATGGAGATAATTTTGTGTTGGTTGATGTAGTTTCAAGTGGATTAAAACAGAGGCAAATTATAACATTAATGAACGGTCAAAGTATTATTACATCACCGGATCATAAATTTATGACAATTAATGCAATTAATGGAAATACTAAATGGAAGAAAGCTTCTGAATTTGTAAAGGTTGAAAGAATTCTTATATCTAATTCGTGTAATTTGTGGGATTCCAATAAAAAATTACCTAATATTAAAGTTGTTTCTAGTATTACCCATAGAAGGGCAAAACATTTATATTCACTGGAACAAATAAACAGTAAGTTTGATCGTGGATTAATTCTTGGTAGATTAGCTTCCGATGGACATGTTCCAGAAACCAAACCCAAATTAACATGGTTTGTGGCTGAACATGAAGAATCTATTCTTCCAATTATAACTAGAATATTTGATAAATGTGGCTGGAAATATATTATTAAACATGTTAATAGGGATAAAGAAAACAGAAAACCAATGTTTAATTTAACGATACATAGTAAAACTCTTACCGAACAGATTAGACTATTGTGTCTTCGTGATAGAATTGATGATTATATATTTAGTTCTTCTGATTTGTTAAGAGGATTTCTAAGTGGATATACTGATGGTGATGGTGGAGTATCAGTTGATAAAAGAGATGGGAAATCAAATATAAATATAACATTTGGTAAAAAATATTCAAATTCAACTGTTCCAGAGGATTTACAACAGGCATTTATCCTTTTTGGTATACAAACAAGACTTCATAGGTATGATAAATTAACTAAATTATGGATAAGAAGAAGACATAATTATACCTTCCTTGAGAAAATTGGATTCATTAATAAAGATAAACAGGATAAAGTATCAACACAACTAACATATAAAAATTTGAAAGGATATAATACAGAAACCGTAAAATCTATTAATGTTTTTAATGATACAGAGGAAATGTATGATGTTATTAATTGTCCAGAGCAAAAGTTTATGTGTGATGGATATATTGTACATAATTCTAGTTTTCATTTGTTTCTTGATGCATTAAGTAAAATTGATGAAGAAATTATTAAACGTAAATTAAAGTCGAGACTTTGTATTGAAATTCATGATAGTGCTACATTTGATGCTGTTCCTGATGAAGTTGAAGAATTAGTTAGTTTTTCAGATGAAATTTTTAAATCTAATAGATTTAAATGGCAGGAAGGTGTTAAATCTAATATTGAATGGGAAATTGGTAAAGATTGGTATTCATTAGAACCGTTAAAATTATAGGAGAATTAATGTTTAAAAAGTATTACGAAAAAGTTATATTTTTTATAAAAAGACAATTTAGATCTAAACATGGAAATAAAGTAATTGATTCTTTATTTAATGAAGCCATAAAAGGAATTGATGATTTGCAATTTATTAATCTATCAAGTAAAACAGATAGAAAGGAGAGTAGAATAAAAATTATTGATGGAGATGATGAAGGAAGAGTTGGATATAGACTTGAACCGCATACATGTATTGAAGTTAATGATGATGGATTTTGGACAATGGTTCTTTTGGATGGAGAAACTCGTCCTGTTTTATACAAAGTTGAAAGTCTACAACAAATTTATCCATTTAAAATCAGTATTGAAAAGGATGGTAAAATATCAATTGGTTAATATTATAATCGGAGGTTATTATGGCAGACGAAAAGAGAGTTACAAAGGGTGTTTTCAATTTGGCAAAAAAGCTTATTAGTGAAGGTGTTGAGATTCAAGCGGTAAAGGCCGCTGTAGTTAAGAGGTATATGGAGGATGGTCGTGACGGTGGTACTGCTAAGAAGTATGCCAACATTACTGTATGTATGGCTAAGAGGAAGGTTAATGCTAAGAAGAATGGGGTTGTAAAGCATATTGAGGATGTTAAACCTATTGAAGTTCCAGAAGCTAAAGCACCTTCAATTGAAGAGCAATTAGAAGTTATTGAAGAAGTTGAAAAAAATGATGAAGTTAGTGAAGAATTCTGGAAAGATGAAAATAATGAGGAATAAAGATGTTATATCAAGAAGCTAGACCAACAATTTTTGATAATGTGGTTGGTAATAAAACTACAGTATCAGCATTAAAGAAAGTTTTATGTAGAAAATCTAAGGATAGACCACACGTTTTCTTATTTTCTGGACCAACTGGATGTGGGAAAACTACATTGGCTAGAATTCTTGCTGATCAACTTGGATGTGAAGGAAAGAATGTATTTGAATTAAATGCCGCTAATACTCGTGGAATTGAAACAACAAGAGAAATTAGCGGTTTAATGCAGGATTTAACATTTGAAACAGACCCAAAATGTTTTATTTTTGATGAATGTCATGAATTAACTTCGTCTGCACAAGAAGCATTATTAAAGGTTCTTGAAGATATTAAAGAGGATTATTATTTTATATTCTGTACTACTGAGCCTAAATCCTTAATTCCTACTATTAGAAATCGTTGTACTGAATATGAAGTATGTAAAATCGGGATAAAACAATTGGAAACACTTCTTGATCATGTATGTATCACACATTCAATTGTTTTACCAACTGGTATTATTGGTGGGGTTCAAACAACACCACAAGATTTAATGGCAGGTATTGCTTCTGTTTCCGATGGATCCCCAAGAACAGCACTAGTATTACTTGAAAAAGTAATTGATCTTACCATTGAAGAAGCAATTGAAATTTTATCAATGTCTACTGATAATGAAAATACAATTCAAGATTTATGTAAACTTTTAATTCAAGGACCGGAGTTAAGAATTAAAAGCTTTAGTAAAATAATTGAGACATTTGATAAAGTAAATGAAGATTCAGAGAAGATAAGAAAATATTTAATGACAATTTTAGCTGGAAAAATGTCGTCATTTGCTGCTAAAAATAAGATTGATGATTGTAGAGATATTAAAAATTTAATGGAAATATTTTCAGTTAATACCTTTTATGGTGGTAAATCGCAACTATGTATGATGGTTGCAAAAGCGTGTTTATAATTATTGGAGGAAACTGTAATGGCGGATATGAATGCTCTTGATAATGAATTTAAGAAGTCTAGTGAACGTGGAAAGACTAGGAGATTTGAGTGGGTTGATACTGACGTTCTTGAGCGTCTTGGGATTAAGAAGTATAAGTCTAAGGAAGGTGATAACTTTATTCGTATTATTCCAACACCAAAGTCTATTAAAGGTGCTTTTTATGGTTTGGAGGCTCATAAGCATAGTAATATTGGACCTGATGGAAATACTTATCTTTGTCTTAAGACTGTTGGTAAGAAATGTCCTATTTGTGAATACGTAGAAGGTCTTCGTAGAAAGAATCAGGATGATCCAAGAATTAAAGAGCTTAGAGCTTCTTTACGATATTTATTCTTTATTTATGATGTTACAAACGATAAGAGTGCAGCACTTGGGTTACATTGGTTTGACTCTCCATCTCAGATTAAGGATGAAACTATTAAACTTTCTCGTGATCGTAGAACTAAAGCAACCATTGATGTTTCCGATCAACAGCAAGGATGCGATATTGAATTTAATAGAGAAGGAATGAAAGCAACTAATACTAAATATTCAGGATTTAAGTTGGCAAAATCTTCTGTTATTCCGGATGAATGGCTTGATGGTGTTCCTGATTTTGAGGATGTTCTTCTTGTTCCAACTGAAGAGGAATTAAAGAAGCAGCTATTTGGTATGGATGATAACATTGAACCGGAAGAGGAAAGTCTAGGATCTTCGGAAGAGCCTGCTGAAGTAGTGGATGATGCTCCTAAGAATGAAAATTCTAAAGCTGAAGTTAAAAAAGAAAAGCCTAAGGAAGTAAAGGAAACTATTAAGGAGCGTATTGAGCGTCTTAAGAAAGAGCGTAGTAAGGAGTAACTAATAGATTCTATGTCCATGAGAGGATATCCTACTGGTTTTGTTAATAGGATATTCCTCTTATTTTAATTTTTGAAATGGATATAAATGGATGGAATTCAGAAAACATTAAAAGAAGAATTCAGTTGTTTACTTAGTAATATTTGTAGTGGCAAATATGGTGAAGACGACAATATTGATATTGAAGCATTAAGTGAGGATATTGATGAAATTATAGGAGGTTAATATGTTTATTGGATTATTAACTGAATCTAATCAATTTGACCCTAATAAGGATGTATGGGGAATAATTAAAACCACATTGTATATCTTTTTCATTCCAATATGGACTAAAATTAAAATTCGTCTTCCTATTGAACATATAATGAAATAATTAGTTAATTGTAGGAGTTAAATATGGACGCAGGATTTCGTGATTTACTAAATGAATTTGGTGGTAAGCTTGGAATTGATAGATTTAACCTTGAAATAGAAGCTTGTAATCAGCCTATTCTTCTTGAGGAAGTTGGTAGTGTTAAGGTGGATGCTAAAAGGCAGGCAAAGGATGCAAAAGATAAGCTTGAGTTAATTAAATCTAAATTGCTTCTTGATATGAAGAGGAACCCAGGAAAGTTTAACCTTGACAAGCCTACCGAAGCAACTGTTGCTGCTGCTATTATTTGTGAACCAGAATATCAAACTGCTTTAAAAGAGTTTAATGTTCTTGATGAGCAATCTGATGCCATTGATGTTGTTTATGCAGCAGTTGAACAGCGAAAGTCTTTAATTCGTGAAGCAGTTTCTCTTTATGTTCATGAGTATTATTCAAAGCAACCAATGAAGAAAGAAGAGGAAGCCCTGGAGGGTGTTACTCAACAGGACATTATAGAATTAAAGAGAAAGAGATTCTTGGAACGTAATGATGATAGTAAAAAGGATGATAATGAATCCTAATAAAAGAAAAATCAATATTAAAGGAAATTAATTATGAAGATAGCATATGTTGCTGGACCATATCGAGCTAAAACTATTCGTGGAATAGTTGAAAATATTAATAAAGCTGAAGCTGTGGCTTTGGAACTTTGGAAATTGGGATTTGTGGTAGTTTGTCCACATAAGAATTCAGGATTGTTTGATGGTGATATTCCAGATGAGAATTTTTTAAATGGTGTTATTGAGTTAATGAAAAGATGTGATCTAGTTGTAATGATTCCTGATTGGGAAAAATCAACTGGAGCTACGAATGAAAAAAGTATAGCTGAAAATGAAGATATGAAAGTTTATTTCTGGCCACAAGATAAAGATAGGTTAACAGAAATTGCAAAGCAGGAGAATAAGTAATGAATGATGATACAGTGGATTTGGATGCTGCCGGTGAAGCTGTAAAGAAGTGTAATGTTGAAGATCTTCCTGCGATTAAACATTGGTGCTCCACCGGCTGTACCGTACTTGATTTAGCAATAGCTAATCAACTTCCTGGTGGAATTCCTGTTGGCCGTGTTATTCAGGTATATGGTGGATTTAGTACATGTAAGACTGTTCTTGCCACTACTATTCTTGGATATGCCTTAAGACAGGGAATGTTAGCTGATTTTGTTGATATAGAACGTACATTTGATGCTAATTTTGCAAAGATGTATGGACTTGATGCAACAAATAAGGACTTTAGGTTAATTGATACCGAAGCTCCTGATACAGTCGAAACCTTTTTTGATAAATATCTTCCATCACTTTATAAGAAAAAGAAGATTAAAAAGGATAAGGAGTCAGATGAGGAGGATAATGAAGATAAGGCTAAGGAAAAGACAACAGGATCAAGGATTGTAGCAGTTGATTCGTGGACGGCATTACCATCAGAAGCAGAAAAGAAAGATGATTTAATGGAAAAAACAATGGGTCTTACAAAACCAAGGATTGTATCTACAGCGTTTAGAAAATGTTTAAGATCCATTGCTGATAATAATATATCTTTATTTGTAATCGATCAAACCCGTGACAATCTTAATATGGGAAGGGCAGAAGTTGTAAGTGGTGGAAGAGCACTTGAATTTTATAGTTCAGTAAGAATTTATTTAAGGAGTGATGGTCGTATAGAGAATACATCAAAGAAAGTAGTTGGATTCTGGTGTAAATTTGAAGTAACAAAGAATAAGGTGGCTTCACCAATGAGATCCGGAAGATTTAGAGTGCTCTTTGATTATGGTTTGGATAATATTGCATCTTCTTTATATTTTATATCAGAATTTCAAAATGGAGAAAAAGAGGCAAAAACAAAAGGTGCAGAAATTGAACTTTGGGGTGAAAAGAAGATAATGTCAAATTGGATTAAAAAAATAGAATCCGAAAATCTTGAGGATAAATTAAAAGAAGAAGTTGAACGAATGTGGAAAGAAGCTTATCATACCGAAGAAAGGAAGAAACGTGTGTGGTAATGGCTAAAAAAAAGAAACGAATTCCAAAAGGTATACATCATCTTGTTATCAAATATCGAGCTAGACTTGATGCTGCTTGGAGAAAGGTGGTATATGAAGCTGGTGGTAGAAGATGTTTTATTTCAGGAGATATAAAATTAGTTAATGCTCATCATATTATTGACCGAAGATGTTATACTAGTAGGTGGAATATAGCTAATGGAATATTATTATCCCCCATTTATCATAAGTTTGGGCCTAAAGCTATTCATAATAATCCATTATTTATTGGAATTAAAGTTGTAGGAGTACGTGGAGATCTTTGGTTAGATAAAATATGCGATATGGCAAAAGAAGCCAAATATATCCATGAACTTACTGAGGAAGAACAGACTAATATTGTAATGAAAGCTTTAAAAGAATTGCGTCCTGATCTATATGAAAAGGAAATAAAATTAAATGATTAAATTTATCTTTGTTAGATTTGGTGAAACTCCTTCAGATGGAAAATCAAAAAATTTTCTTACTGGAGAGTTGGAACAGGGCGTTTCCGTCTACGAAGCTGTAGATAGAAATGGTAAAATTAATATTTTACTTCCAAACATGAAAGGTGGTTCATGTGTTACTTTATCCGGTTGTTTAGATAGAAAAATGTATCAGGTAACTGGACAGGTTATTGGATTTGGAAGTGATGGTGAACCTCTTCTTAAAGATTGTTCAATAATTAAAGAACTTATTGTTGAAAAAAGTTCTGAAGGTTGGGCATAATTTGTGATTAAAAAACTAATAATAAAAAACTTTCAATCTCATAAAGAATCTATTTTTGATTTTTCAAAAGGTTTTAATGTTATTATAGGTACAGGAGATTCTGGAAAAACATCCTCACTTCGAGCTTTAAATTGGGTTAGGTCAAACAGACCTCTTGGTGAAGGGTTTATAAGAACTGGTACTGAAGAAGCCTCAGTTAAGTTGGAGTTATCAGATGAAGTAAATTCTTCAATAACAAGAACAAGAGGAAAAACTAATTCATATACAATTCATACTGATTCAAATTCCGAAGACATGGTTTTAACGGCCTTTGGTAATAATGTCCCGGAGGAAGTATCCTCTTTAATTAATATGGATGAAATTAATATACAGTGGCAAACTAATCCATATTATCTTGTGTATGAATCTGCCGGTCAAATAGCATTAATTATACGAGAAACATACGGTCTTGATCAAATAGATAAAGTTATATCAAATATTGGTTCAAAAATTAGAGTAAATAATGGAAAATTGGAAAATGTTGAATTAGAATTAAATGGTATTAATACTGAAATTAAAGAATTAGAAAATATTGATCTTATTAAACTAAAGAATCTTATTGAAGAAGCTGAAATAAAAATTAATAATAAATT